AACAAATACGCATCTCGCGCATATTTCCGCTTGACGGATGTGCGCGGTGTGCGTATAGGTCATTTCACCGAGGCGCTGATGCCCGGCACACTGAGGACTGACCCAGATGGCACACGACCCCGCATGGCACGCAGAATACCTCCGCCTCGAAAACGCCGAGGCTTCTGCCCGCATCGCCTACCGTTCCGCCCGCGGCAAACGTAAAGAGGTCGCCCTTGAAGCCCTGCGCGTCGCTGGTGCCGCACGCTTCGACTTCGAGATGGCAGCAACCAAGATCGTGAACATTGCCGATCTGCCTGTCGCCGAATGGGCACGAGCGCTGCGCTCATGACCCCCGACCGCTTCCGCGAATGCCTCGCCCTGCTGGATTGGACCCAGCGGGGCGTTGCCCGTCTCCTCGAGAGACAGGAGGGCACAGTCCGCCAGTGGGCTCGAGGTGCTGTCCAGATTCCGGGGGATGTTGGCGCTTGGCTCGAGCGCTTGGCGAAGTTTCACGAGCGCAACCCTCCGCCAGTTAGGGCGCGGTGATATGCCGTACTACAGGACGCCGGAGCAGAAGGAGGCGATCCGCGCCGCTGCTGAGATGCGCAAGGCTGAGCGCAAGGAGTTTGCCGAACGTGTCGTCGAGATGCGCGGTGATCTGGTGCTTCACGGGGAGATCGCATCGGCGGCGAAGCCATGGCACGGCAGGGTGTGCGGAGTGTATTTCCTGCTGTGCAAGGGCGTAGTTGTCTACGTGGGTCAGTCGGTTGGTGTCCACGCTAGGGTCGATCAGCATGAAATGGCTGGACTTATAGCGTTTGACGCATGGCATTACGTTGAGTGCGAACAGGAGCAATTGGACGTGACGGAGCGGGCATATATCGATGCGCTGCTCCCGGTCATGAACCGAGACGACAGAACCTTGATATCTCAAGGCTTGCCGGTTCAGCGGCTGGGGTGGCGTAAGCCTCTCGATGTCCGCATTACCCGCTGATGATAACCCTATGCTAACCACGTTACAGTTTTAGTTGCCATCCTATAGACTTCCCCCGTCCCATTAAAGTCACGAATGTGCGATAATCGCTCCACCGATAGGAGCGACGCTCGCATGGATATGCCAAAGCCCGGAATGATGTCCCCCCGCAAGCAGATGGCTGGTGGTGAGGCTGGCGGAACGTTCGGCGTGGGTAAGATCGCCAATCCGATCGCGCATCCGGACCGCACTATGGACACGTCCAAGTCGATGCCGGAAGCCTCACGCGGCACCGCGCCGGCAATGAGCCGTGGCCCCGGCATGATGAAGGCGACGCGCAACAGCGACCAGGGGCCGCACAACCACCCGATGGGCAAGCGCTAATGGAGCCGACTGTCACCGTATCTGGCGACGCTCCTGGCGGTTTCATCGTCGAGATCCATGACGGCGAGCGGTTCGGCTGCTTCCCTGTGATCGCGGCTGATGCCGAGGCGGCGCGCGCTGCGGCGCTGGAAGCGTTCAGCAAGTGACCATCATGACCGGCTCCGAGCCTGCCGCTCTGGGCGGCGTCGGCCTGAAGGCTCCGAACCCGAAACCCGCGGTCAACCCCCGTGGCATGGCGCCGATGATGGCGCACAAGCCAGACGGCGGCATGGCGCACAAGCCCGATAGCGAGAAACTGGCCCACAAGTAACGCCTCCCGCCTGCTGCCATAGGAACCAGATGCAGCTTAAATACTCCACCCGCAACGCGCCGACGATCAAGGACTTCATGGCCTCGGATGCCTTTATCCGGGGGCTTATGGGGCCTTTCGGATGTCTGCCAGGCGACGCTGAGTTCATGACGCCGAACGGGTGGCGCCGCATGGACGAATACGCAAATGGCGATTCCGTCCTGCAATGGGAGCCGTCCGGTGCAACGTCGTTTGTTAAACCGGATGCCTATATCAATGAATCCTGCACCTCGTTCATAGAGTTCGATTCCGGCTCGCTAGTGATGGCTCTGTCGGATGAACATCGCGTTCCGCATTACAATTGGAACGGAACTTTCCAGGTAAAGACTGCGGCTGAGATCGCGCTCAAACCATCGCGGCGGACGATCCCAACCACCTTTGCTGCCCCCGGCACATGCGGGATGGATCTGTCTGACGACATGATCCGATTCGCCGTCATGATGCATGCGGATGGGCATTACGTCGTGGCTGGCAATCAGGCAACCATGGCGCTGCGTAAGGATAGAAAAAAGGAACGCGCAAGGGACATCCTGTCGGCGCTTGGTGTGCCGTTTGATGAGCGCGTTTATGTAGGGCGTCCAACCGAGACCGTGTTCGTTTTCTACCCGCCATACCGGGGGAAGCGGTTTACTGGCGACTGGTGGGCGGCATCTCCGCACCAACTCCGCGTCATCATGGATGAGATCACGCAATGGGACGGACTAGCGAACCACGAGGAGCAGCGCTACTTTAGTTCGCACAAGGAAGACTGCGATTTCATCCAATATGCGTCTCATGCGACGGGGCGTAGGGCGTGCATACACAAGCAGCCCCCTGCCGAAGGCAAGTGCTGGAAACAGAACTATTCGGTAAGCCTGCGCGTGGCGGATAACAACAAGAACTGCGTGTCTGTCCGTGAAACGACGAGAATTGGCCGTATACCGGCCATGAACGGCCGCAAATATTGCTTTACGGTCCCGAGCGGTTTCTTCGTCGCCCGCTATCGCGATACCGTATTCGTCACCGGCAATAGCGGCAAGTCAGCGGCATGTGCCGTTGAAATCGCCAAGCGTGGTGTCGCTCAGAGGCCCGGCCTGGATGGTGTCCGCCGCTCGCGCTGGGTGGTGATACGCAACTCCTACCGCCAGCTTAACGACACAACGATCAAGACTTTTCATCAGTGGTTCCCGCCCTACGTGATGGGCGAGTGGCGGCCGTCTGAGGATCGTTATATCATCAAAGCGCTTCGGGCTGGCGATAACGAGCCGAACGCTGAGATCGAGGTTCTGTTCCGTGCGCTGGACCGTCCCGACCAAGTCGGCAACCTTCTGTCGCTGGAACTGACCGGCGGCTGGGTGAACGAGGCTCGCGAGGTTCCGTGGGCGATCATTGAAGCGCTGCAGGGTCGCGTAACGCGTTACCCAGCCATGAAGGACGGCGGCGCGTCGTGGTGTGGTATCATCATGGACACGAACCCGCCCGATACCGATTCGAAGTGGTATAAGTTCTTTGAGGAACAGGACCACTCCGAGGCCATCGAAGAGATGGCTAAGGTTGTCCCTGGCTTCAACGCGGACAAATACGCGCGCATCTTCAAGCAACCGTCCGGTCTGGCGCCGAACGCCGAAAACATCCCGAACTTGCGTCCTGGTTATTACCAGCAGTTGGCGATCGGGAAGGCCGAGGAGTGGATCAAGGTTTACATCCGCGGCGAATACGGGTTCACGATAGACGGCAAGCCGGTATTCCCAGAATACAACGACACGTTGCATTGCCCATCTGATCCGGCAAAGCAGCCCCGCACCGATCCGAAACTGCCGGTCTATAGATCGTGGGATTTCGGGCTCACGCCGGCCGCAGTATTCAGCCAAGTGACTACGTCCGGCCAGTGGGTAGTGGTGGATGAGATCGTGTCGGACTCGATGGGTGTTGATCGGTTCTCTGATGAGGTGCTGGAGCACTCCGCACGACACTTCCCTGGCACAGAGTTTATTGACGTTGGCGACCCTGCCGGTGCGCAACGCGCACAAACCGATGAGCGGACGTGCTTCCAAATCCTCTGGGCCAAGGGGATACAGATCGAGCCAGGATTGCAGGATCCGACCATTCGTCAGGAGTGCGTGCGCAAACCGCTTCGCACCCTGATCGGTGGCAAGCCGCAATTCGTTCTGCACTCGCGTTGCAAGATGCTGCGTAAGGGCTTTATGGGCGCATACGCATATCGCCGCATGCAGACATCTGGCGAGCGCTACACGTCATCGCCCGACAAGAACGCAGCGTCTCACCCAGCAGACGCCCTCCAATATGCTGCAACTCGGTTGTTCGCGGCTGGTCTCGTGACTGCGAAGCCTGGTCGCGATGACGACTACGAGCCGGCTTTGGCTAATCGGACACGTTCGATGACGACGGGGTATTGATCATGGCAAAACTAACCACCAAACAGCGCAAGTCTCTGCCGCCGTCGGATTTCGCGGGGCCGGGGCGCTCCTATCCGGTCGAGGATCGGGCGCACGCTGCCAATGCGAAGGCTAGGGCCACTCAGGCCGTTAAGGCTGGCCGCATGTCGGCAGCGGAAGCCGCGAAGATCAAGGCTAAGGCTAACCGAAAGCTTGGGAAATGAGCGACGATATGGCCGCGAATGATATCGGCTGCGATGCGTATGGGTATCCGGTGCGCAGTGTGCCAGTCAGCCCAGCGGGGATGGCGTGCGGGGACAATCTGACGTGGCCCAAAGGCTATGGTCCCGATGCTGCCTTCATGCGCGGCAATCCGGTATTTAGCCGCGAAACATACATTAATCGCATCGCCGAACTGGAAAAGGACCTTGCCGACTACCGGACCTGCGGCGCGAACATGCAGGAACGGATCAACTATGCGAATGCGCGGATCGCCACGCTGGAAATCCAGAACGAGGTGTTGCGGGATTCCAATCGCATCCTCGCCGCCATCCCAACGGCCGTTCCAGCGGCCCAAGCCGTCCCATCACCTCGCACGATGCCATCCCGCGCGCTGTTCTGTCAGAAGCAAGGGATCGGGATACGATGACCTACTACAACGTCCAGACGGAAGACGAATACATCTCCGTCGAAGGTGACGAGGTCCAGATTATCGACACCCGCGGCGTTGCCATCATGAACGGTGGCGAAATGGTCGCGTTCTTCGCCGCTGGGTCGTTCGTGTTCGTGATTAAGCACGATGACGAGGCGGACGACGGCAAGGTTGCGACGTTCCCGAAACTCGGTGTGGTGCAGTGACCCATGATCCGCTTCCACCGAATGCGCGACGGGACGCTGATACTGGCGATCACCTGGCGGGGCGTGATCTACGAATGGATGGTCACGCGGTTCGGGCTGGAAAGGCTGTGATGTCACCAGCGGAACGCTCCTCCACTGGGTGCGCTCAAGCCGCCGAGGCGATCATTAATCAGCGCGCGTTTATCGATGGCGAATACGTCGATGCGCTGAAGCGGGTTCAGCGTCTGAAGGCTGAGATGGCTCGGCGCGTGCGCCGACCTAACAAGGGTTGGGACGTAGTATGAGCGACTTCCTCCGCAACGCCCCGCAAGCAGACGGCACGGTCCAGCCGGAAGCGTTCGTCGCGCCAATGATGGGCGACGCTCCGGAACCTGCAGAGGAACCGGCAGACGAGCCTGATCGCGACGCCTCGGATCAACTCAAGGCGTGGATCGAAAGTCCGAACATCGCGGAAGAACTCGGCGAGGAAGAACGCGGCACGATCGCCATGCGCGTTCGGCGCGACTTTGACATCGATGAGAACTCGCGCGCTGAGTGGCTGGATAAATACAAGAAGTGGCTTGAGTTCGCGATGCAGGTTGCGGAGGAGAAGTCGTATCCTTGGCCGGGGGCATCTAATGTCATTTATCCTTTAATTACAACGGCCAGCATCAACTTCCACGCCCGCGCCTATCCCGCGATCATCCAGGACAAGAACGTCGCCCGCGGCGCGGTTGTCGGGTCAGACGACGGCGTTCCGGCAATGCAGAACGGCCAGCCGGTCCAGGGTCAGGACGGCAGCCCGGTATTCATCAAACCTCCCGGACAGAAGCAGCGCCAGGCGGACAAGATCGGGCGGCATATGTCGTGGCAGTTGCTGTCCGAAATGAAGGAATGGGAACCGCAAACCGACCGACTGCTGCTCGTGACACCGATCGTCGGGACGATGTTCCGCAAGAGCTACTTCGACCCCGGCCTGCAGCGTAACGTCAGCGAGACCGTCACGGCGGACAACCTGTGCGTCAATTATCATGCCAAGAGTTTCGAAACGGCGCCGCGCAAGACCGAGATAATCCAGCTTTATCCGTGGGATATCGAGTCGAACATCCGCGGCGGCATCTTCCTGCGTGAAGAATACGGCTACGACGAAGGCTCTGGGGAAGATGAAGACGCGCCGACAACGTTCCTGGAGCAGCATCGCCGCTGGGATCTAGACAACGACGGATACGCTGAGCCCTATATCATCACGATCGCCCGCGATTCCGGCAAGCTGGCCCGCATCGTCGCCGCTTACGACATGGATACCGTGACGTATGGCGCGGACCATCGCGTGCGCAAAGTGGATCCGGTTCCGGTCTATACTAAATACGGGTTTATCCCGGCACCCGACAACTGCGTTTATGACATCGGATTCGGCCATCTGTTGTTCCCGATTAACGAGGCGATCAACACGACGATCAATCAGTTGTTCGATGCCGGGCACCTCGCCAACGTCGGCGGCGGGTTTGTCGGTTCTGGGTTCTCGATGAACTCCGGGTCAGTCCGGTTCCAAATGGGAGAATACAAGTCGGTCAACACGAGCGGCGGCACACTCCGCGACAACGTGCTGCCGCTGCCGTTCCCCGGGCCGCATCCCGTGCTGTTCCAACTGCTTCAGTTCCTAGTCGAAGCTGGGCGCGAGGTCGGCGCGGTGCAGGACATCCTTGGCGGCAAGGCACCGGCCGGGGCGAACACACCCGCCACTACGATCCTTGCCATGATCGAGCAGGGCCTGAACGTTTTCACGGCGATCCTGAAGCGCATCCTGCGGTCGATGAAGGCCGAACTGGACAAACTCTTCCGGTTGAACCGTCTCTATCTGCAACCTTCGTCCGAATACCAGGACGGCGCTGAGTGGAAGGAAATCCGCCAGTCTGACTATCAGTCCGGCGCCGGTGTCGAGCCGATCGCTGACCCGACCATGCTTACGGACATGCAGCAGTTGGGGCGCGCTCAGTTCCTCATTCAATTCGGCGAAGATCCGCACTTTGACCCGATCGAACTGCGGACGCGGGTGCTGAAAGCCGCACAGATCGACAGTCCGGAGAAGCTTCTGATCATGAAGCCGCCGCCCGATCCCGCCATGCTGGCGCTACAGGCGAAGGCCGCTGTCGAGGGCGCGAAACTGCACCTCAAGGCAGAGGAACTGCAAATCCGCGGCGCGCACGAAGAGGGCGACCTCGCCATTCGTCGCGGCAAGGACAAGGCGATCGAAATGCGCGAGTTGACGCAGGCAATGCTGAACCTGGCGCTGGCGAAGAAGGCGGACGGCGAGGCCGATATCGGCTGGATCGACGTTCAGTTGAGACACATGCAAATGCAGATCGAGGCACTGAATGCAGGAACCGATTCCTCAAGCGACAACCCAGCCGACGCCGCTGGAGACACGTCAAGCGGCGGTGGCGGAGCTAACGCCGGACCAATTCAACCTCTGGCGACACCACCCGGTGTCCCGAGTGTTCCTGCAATGGATCCAGGATTGGGCGGATCGGGCGGGGGACAAGGCCCTGGCACTGTGGCTGGAGGGATCACCCCTGCCGGATGAGATCAGGGGACGGATACTGGCGTGTCGGGAGGTATCCGGCGCGCACGTGGAGCAAATCAGGCAGTTTTACGGAGTTATGAACAGTGAGACCTAAGGTAATACGACACGGCATCGCATGGGAGCCAGCCGTCTATGATGGGGCTAACCATTCTGGCTACGAGCCTATGGATGACAATATCCTGGTTAAGATGGACGTTGCTTCGGCGACAACCGGCGGCATCGTGCTTCCGGATGACGCGCGGGAAAAGCACACGTTGGCAAGCGAAACCGGCGTGATCATCGCGGTCGGCCCGGCTGCGTTCCAATGGAACTCGTCTGGCACGCAACGCTGGATCGGCGATGCGCCCGCACCCGGCGATCGGATCTATGTCTCGAAGTATGCCGGCCAGGTGCTGAGCGGCGACGATCGGGAAGTCTATCGCGTGATGGACAGCCGTTCGATCGGCGCGCGTAAGGTGAGGGAGGCTGTTTGATGTCCGACACAACCGAACACCTCGATACCGAAACTGAGGTCGAAACCCACACTCCGGACGACACAGAATCTCGTGCCAGGCGCATGGGATGGAAGCCGCCCGAGGAATTGCGGGTTCAACCCCGCAACGGCGCACTGAGTGCCGAAGAGTTTCTTGCGCGCGGCGAAAACGACCTGCCGATCCTGCGGGAACGGCTGCGCAGCCAAGACACGCAGCTTGTCGATATGTCCAAGAAACTAGACCAGGCAACCGATGTCATCACGAAGATGAACGATCGGTTCCGGACGGTCGAGGACCGCGCCTATCAGCGCGCCCGCAAGGAACTGGACGCCGAGCGCACCGCGGCAATCGCTAGCGCTGACGTGCAGGAGGTTCGTCGTCTCGATAAGGAGATCAACGACCTCGACAAGACCGCACCGAAGGCGGAACCGGATCGCCCGCAAGCCCCCCAGCAGGGCATCAACCCCGATGCCGCGGCATGGCTGGCGGACGGAAACGATTGGTTCACGAAGCATCCAGACTTGGCCGCTGAGGCGCAGGCGCTGCACATCGGGTATCAGCAGACGCACCGGCACCTCTCGACGCGCCAGAATCTGGACAAGGTAACGGACACGATTCGCAAGCTCTACCCGGATCGGTTCGAAAACCAGCGCCGCGCCGCTCCTGCCGCGGTCACGCCGTCATCGGCTGGCGTCGGCGCCCGTCGTGTCGATCCACGCTCGTTTGATGCGCTGCCGGCGGACGCTAAGCGTGAGTTCGAACGTTATTCCAAGTCGCTGTCCGGCAAGGGCAAGCCGCTCACTAAGGAAGAGTGGGCGACGTATTATCACGAGGGAGACTAATCCGATGGCCTACGCGAAACCCCTACCCGAACCGTCTGAGCAGCAATCCGTGCTGCCGCCCCGCCATCGCGAGCGCAAGCCGTTCGGTGCGCTAGAACAACGCATGGTTGCGCCGGTTCGCCCCGGCTATCGTCGTTACTGGTTCAATGATGAGCCAGGCCGCATCGCCCGCGCCCAGGAAGCCGGCTACGAACACGTCGAGGACGCAGGCAAGCCGATCCAGCGCGTTGTCGGTCGTTCTGAAAACAGCAAAGGGCTCATTGCGTACTTGATGGAGATACCCGAAGCGTGGTATAATGAGGATATGGCAGCCCAACAGGCCGAGCGCGATGCTAAAATGCGCGAGATCCGGGAGGGCAAGCCAAGCGCTGCGTTGGTTGAAAACTCATACATCGATCCGTCGAGGACGAGTTTCAACTCCAACCGCCGCTGATACGCAAGGCCGGTAGTCACCGCCGGCCGCACCACCAGGGGCACAGGACGCCCCACACCCAGGCATTCGACCACCCCAGGCACCGGCCCGTCGCTCATGCGTGAGCACTGGTCTTTTCCGTAATCTTGCTCAGTGGGTGCTCACATGGCGAATGCCAACAGCCCGCGCGGTTTGGTGCCATACGCTCTTATGAGCGGCGCACCATACAACGGGTCATTCAATACGTATTACGTCCCGGTCGGAAACTCGACCGCGCTCTACCTCGGCGACCCGGTAACGGTTCTCGACAACTCCGCTGACGCCAATGGCGTTCCCGCGGTCGGGGTCGCAACGGCCAGCACGGGCTACATCACGGGGGCCTTCATCGGCGTCGTGAACAACGGCGGCCAGTTGACCATTCCGCTGCTGCAGTCCACCCCGATCTATCTGCCCGCCAGCACTGCGGCCTATGTCGCGGTCACTGACGACCCCGGCCTGCTCTATATGATCCAGGAAGACGGCGCGATGGTGGCTGGCGCTGCGTCGCGTAACGCTGGCTTGGTTGCCGGCTCCGGTTCGACGGTCACTGGGCTGTCCGGCTGGCAGCTTCACTCGTCCTCGCTGGCGACGACCAACACCCTGCAGATGCGCATCATGCGCGCGCTCCAGGAGTCGGACAACGCGATCGGAACGAACGCGAAGTGGCTTTGCCGCATCAACCTCCACACCGTTACCTATACCACGGGGACCTGATCCATGGCCGTTATCACTACGGGCACCCACCCGAAAGCACTCTGGCCCGGCATCAAGGCTTGGTTTGGGCGCAGCTACGACGAGCACCAGGTCGAATATACTGACTTGTTCGACGTTGAGACTTCCGACAAGGCGTATGAGGAAGAGGTCGAAATCACCGGCTTCGGTCTCGCCCCGGTCAAGCCGCAGGGTTCCGGGATCAACTACGATACGGAAGCTCAGGGCGCTATCACCCGCTACACGCACGTTGCGTATGCCCTCGGCTACATCGTGACGTTCGAAGAACTGCGCGACAACCTCTACGAAGTCGTGTCCAAGCGCCGCGCTCAGCAGCTTGCTTTCAGCATGCGCCAGAGCAAGGAAAACGTCTGCGCCAACGTCTACAACAACGCCTTTAGCTCGTCCTACGTCGGCGGCGACGGCGTGTCGATGATCAACTCCGCGCACCCGACGCTGAACGGCAACCAGTCGAACGTCCTGACCACGGCGGCCGATCTGTCCGAACTGGCGATCGAGGACATGATCATCCAGGTCATGCAGATGACCAACAACCGCGGGATGAAAATCTCCGGTCTTCCGCAGTCGCTGCACGTTCCGCCTAACCTGTGGTTCGAAGCCGAGCGGATCTACAAGTCGGTCCTGCAGAACGACACGTCCAACAATGCCATCAACGTCCTTAAGGCGACTTCGGCGTTCCCGAAAGGCATTAAGGTAAACCACTACTTCTCATCGCAGACGGCGTGGTTTATCCGCACAAACATCCCGCGCGGAACCCAGTATTTCCAGCGCGACGAGTTGACCTTCGATCGCGATAACGATTTTGATACGAAGAACGCAAAAGCTGCCTCGTATGAGCGTTATAGTGCTGGGTGGTCAGATTTTAGAGGGGTGTTCGGGACGCCCGGAGTCTGAGTGTTCCTAAACTTCTTGCCTTAGTGTCCATTCGATGATAAAACGAAGCCCTTCAGTCAATGGAGGGCTTCGTGATTTCTACAGTAACCAGATGTTCGGTATATGCCTGCGATCGACCTGTGGTCGCGCAAGGCATTTGCGATATGCATTACCGCCGCATGAAGCGGCACGGCCACCTAGAGCAGACGCGCCCGAACGACTGGGGCGATAGGCGCAAACACCCGCTATATCAATATTGGAAGCAACTCCGTCGCAATAACGACACATTGTGCGAAGAATGGCATAAGGACTTTTGGGCGTTCGCGAACGCGGTAGGCGACCGACCGTCTGAGCATCACAACATCTTTAGACCTGACAAAACCACACCGACAGGTCCAGGAAATGCTGCGTGGTCAGAAAGTAAGGCCGGTCCGGCCCGCGATGGGGCTCATTCTGCCAAGCGGGGGGAAAAAGCCGAATACATGCGTGAATACCAGCGCATCAGGCGGCATGCCGATCCGTTCCATGACTTTAGGCTTGGGTTACGGAAGGCGCACGGCATCGAGGTCGAAGATTTCGAGCGCATGCTTGAATCGCAGGGTGATGTTTGTGCAATCTGCGCGCGGCGCGAGCATCGTATCTCAACGTCTGCTGGAACAGCATATCGGTTGTCCGTTGACCACCATCACCTAACAGCCATGATCCGCGGGTTGTTGTGTTCGATGTGTAACCATGCGGTTGGCTATCTTGATGACAGTCCGTATTTGTTGCTCAGGGCTATTGCCTATTTGCTAGACCCTCCAGCCGTCGTTCTGGGCATCAAACACAACGGGAAGCATCGGGCACGGCGCGTTGAGCGCGCTGTCAGCCCCTATCAAGAAAAGCACGGACTAAGCGAAGAGTCTGTGCTAAAATGCGTTGCGATACTAACGGAGTAGGCACCATGGCCCGTTTTACCGAACCGACCGCCGATACGTTGGCGGCTTTCCAAGCCAAGTTGGCTCATGCCCCCAAGACCATCCGCAAGACCGCGGAGGAACATGATCCTTGGACGCTGTATCGGCTGAAGCCGACAGGACAGCGCGTCACGATCGAATCATATGGGGAAGACGGAACAGTTACCGTTGCGGTCTTGGCGAAATACAACCCTGGCCTTACGTTTGAGCGTGACGTGTTTGGGGTCAAGCCATCGGCATTGGAGCCTTGCGATCTGCTAGTTGCAGCGGAATAGGAACCATCCGATGTTTCTGTATTGTTTTTTCGCCCTGTTGGCGGCGTTTATCATCCCGTGGCAGGTTCTGGTGTTGTGCGCGGTTTTGGCCGCGGTTGTCACGCTGTTCGTGGGTTCTCCGTTGTTGTGCATTGGCCTGTTGATCTTGGGCGGCATGATCTGGCTGCTGGTGTGGGCCGTGCGCGGGGTGAAGCGTGGAGTGGTTGCGCTGTAGGGAGGCGATGACATGAACGAGATGATCGAGCGCGTGATGATGGCGATCCAGTTAGCCGCGCCATACATTCGCAAAGAACTAGCTGAGCAAGCCGCCATCGCAGCCATCGCCGCCATGCGCGAGCCGACTGATGCGATGATGTGTGCCATTTTCATCCTGGAATCCGGCAAAAGCGCCATCGTGCGCGAGCCATTGGACGCTTACCAAGCCATGATCGACGCCGCCCTATCCAAATAACAACCCCTAGCATTTCCTCTCCGTATCGGCTATACTCCCGCGCAATCGCGCTCATAGGCACCGAAGGCGATCCCCGAAACCGACGCTCACGCGTCTTCATGGATCAAGGTGTCACCATGGCTCGCAATGCGCTCTACGCGCCCGCTCACGTTGTTGGAAACAAAGCCGCCCCAGGTCAGGGTTCTCCCGGCCCGGATATGGCGCCGTCGCTGTCTTATGGCGGTGGCCCCGGCATTCTCGACAGCCGCCTCCCGTATAACTATGTGAACAGTTCGGCCGGCGCTGGCGTTATCGGCTGGTTCTGCACCATGACCGTCAACGCGGTGCCTAGCACTCTGTCCACCACGGCCATTGCCGCGGCGCAGGTTCCTGTGGCTGGGACGGCCATGACGCTGGTGAGCACGACCGGCGCTGGCATCACTGTAACGTCGTCTGCGACGCTGGTGCTTCCGTCTCTGGTGTCAATCCCGTCCGGCTCGCTCGCGATCGACGGCCTGCCTGGCGTGCAGCGTTTCGGCGTTGGGTTCAATACCTGCTTCTACGATTACACGAAGATGCTGGCCCGCAACATCCAGATCGCCAGCGTCGGCAACGACAGCGCCGCGACGTTCACGGTCAGCGGCTGGGACGTTTACGGCTATCCCCAGACCGAGACGATCGCGGGCGCATCTGGCGCAACGGCTACCGGCAAAAAGTGCTTCAAGTTCGTGAAGTCTATCGTCCCGGCCGGCACGCTTTCCGGATCCAACGCCAGCGCTGGCCAGGGTGACACATATGACCTCGGGATTGCCTGCAACAGCTTCGGGTTCCTGGACATCGTGTGGAACGGCTCGACTGTAACCAGCAGCACGGGCTTTACCGCGGCCGATACGACCAGCCCGGCGACTTCGACCACGGGCGGCACTCGCGGCACCTATGCCGTGCAGTCGGCGTCCAACGGCACGAAGAAGCTGGAAATCGAGGTTCAGCCGAACATCATCCTGTTGAACCAGACCCCGCTTTGGGTTGGCATGACGGGCGTGTTGCCGGCGTAAGGGGGGCTGATATGGCTGATACGGTTGCGACGCAGGTTCTCCTCAACGGCCCTCGGAACATCATGGTTCTGATGGCCAACTCGTCCGATGGGACGGGGGAAACCTTGGTCAAAAAGGTCGATGCGTCCTCCGCCGGGCCTTTTGGGGTATTGGTCGCGGGTCAGACTTTTTATCCCGGCGTTCACATGAAGATTTCGCGGCTGGAGTATGACATCCGTGGCTCTGGCGGCGTCAACCTATACTGGGACGCGACTGCACCGCAACTTTTCATGGCGCTGAGTGGTGCGGGGACGCTTAGTCTCGATGAGCCGTACCAGGTCATCAATGCCATGACGACTGGCGCGACTGGCTCGATTCTGTTGTCCACGGTCAGCTTCGCGGCGGGCAGCGGATATACGATTACGATGCATCTCACAAAAAATGTCCCGCAGAGCTGATGGATGGCGGACGATCGCTACTATCGCCCTGGATCGCACTATGTAATCTGCGACCAGTCGGGCTTTAAGACCCGCTCTGAGCGGGCGCGCAAGGAATGGCAAGGGTTAGTTGTCAATAGCCGGTTCTTCGAGCCTCGTCAGCCACAGGATCTCGTAACCGGCGTTCGGGACGATCAGACCGTTCCGGACGCTCGGCCTCGGCAGAAGAACGTTTTCACCTATCTGGCGACGTATGTGACGGGGGCTGCGTCGATCGGCGCGCACACTGTCCCGGTGTCGTCTGGTGTGGGGTTCACGTTCGGCATGCCGGTTCAGGTCATGTTGGACAACGGATCGACATGGAACACGTATGTCGCGTCGTCTACCGGCTCGTCGATTACGTTTCTGTTTTCGCTCCCGTGGGGGATTTCGGGGTTCTTCGAGAACCAGATCCTGTCTCTAGGGGCGGCTGGATCGCTGCCATACCTGACTGACGATCAAGGTAATTTGGTCACAGATGATCTCGGCAATCCGGTGAATATCACATGAAGAAGCTTGCCATTCTCCTGCTGCTTCTCCCGGTCGCGGCGCATGCGCAACCGGCTTGCACCACGACTGCACCGAACGCCCCGGCTTGCGCGGCGCTGGCGGTTAGTCCGGCGTTGACCGACATCCTGTTTGGCCAGCAGGCGACAGGTCCGAATCGGGCGAATCAGACGGTTCACTTCACGCTGGGGCAACTGTTGGGTGCTGGGTTGCCGATTGGGTCGGTGACGCCGGGGACGGGGGCGTTTACGACGCTGGGGGCGAGTGGGACAGCGACGCTGTTGAATGGGACGGGTCGGGATTTGACGATCGTGGATCAGACGACACGCGCTCGCATAAACGTCGCCAACGGCTTCCCGCTATGGTTCGGAAGCCATCTCGAATTGGCCAGCACACAGACGCCGCAGAACAGCACAGAACTTACGTTGCTCGGCTTTTCAGGGAACGCCATTACCCTATCCGGCTCCCAAACCTATCAGTTACTCGGTGGCACCGCGACGCTGAACGGTGCGACTTCGCATGACCTGAACATAAATCAGATCACTACCCAATCCGCTGTCGCCGAAACCGGCCCGAATGGCCTCTACAATTTCACATCCAGCCTGGGGATTGTGAACGGCGCGAGCGGGGCGCACACGGCAATTTTGGGCAACGTAAATATCCCCAGCGGCACAACAGGTCTAACGAACATGAACCCGACTGGTGGACAGTTTGAGACTACCGTCGCGGCGAACGCTGGAGGGATATCCGGGACGACCGCTGGTTATGCCTACGGGTTCTATGCCCAGGCTGGCGCGAATAGCGGGGCGACATTCTGGAAGCTTATAGCTGGCGGCGAAATTGATATCGGCGCCCAAACTGGATCTTCCTTCGACACGAAAACGGGCTTGCAGGTCGTTGCCCTGCCGACCGATGCGGTTGCCGGCGCCCGTGGCGAAGACAGCGCGTATGTCATTGGTTACGGTGCTGGCGCGCTGGGTTTCGACTACGGGATCCGTATTAACGGGATATCGGGCGGCTTCCCGATCAAGACAACCGGCCAGATCATGGGCTGCAGCACCAACACTCCCCTAAACTGCGGGACTGTCACGAACGGGATCAATTTTCTGCCTATCACGTTCACAGGCAAGGCGTTCCAGTCTACCGGCTTCTCGGTGGACGGAAGCGGCAATGTCACTGCCGCCAGCTACAAAGCCGGCGCAACGGCTGGCGTCTCGTGCGCAGCGAACACAGTGTCACTGACGACGCTGGTTGTCACCAATGGCATTGTGACGCACTGCTGATGCACAACCTCTCGGCACAACCGCAGCCAAGCCGTCCCGTCTGTGTCACGGTCCACGATGTTCGCTGCGGCGAAGCGCGGGATCGTGCCGTGGATCAGACCGGGCTGAATCTGGAGTGGGCTGGATTTTCCCTCTGTGACGAACAGAAGCCAGTTTTCCCCGTATCCCTGCAGCAACCGCGCAACTTCATCGGCTTCCAGAGCATCACAGCCCACGATAACGAACGTCCGGCTCGCTTCGGTCAGCAGATCGAGCATCCGGTCGCGGAGGTAACACAGCCGCTTCGTTTCGCGAGCCAGCATCGTGTCGTGGTCGATTTCGGCACAGCGGGTCCATGTGTGCATAGACCAGTCGTAAGTCAGATCGCGGGTCATCCATTCACCGTCGCGGCCCCACAACTCGACCCGACCGCCGAGGTCAGCGAACCGGGCGCGCAACAGCCGGATAAGCAGTTCAGCCGGCGTCGCGGCGAACCGAAACAGGCCGAACGGTTCGATACCGGCCATGCGTTGCGCAATGCCAAATTCACAATTCGCCCCGAGGCTTTCGAAGCGGGCCATCACGTCTTGATCGGTCATGCCGCACTGAAACCGTCTCCGAACCATTCCGTCAAGGAAATTCCAATGGCGATCCTATCCACCCTCGGAAAGTTCGCCGTCAACGTCGCCCTTGGCGCGGATATGGTGGGCAACATCCTGCTACTCGGCCGCCCTGGCGAAACGATCTCCCGGCGCTGCTCGCGGTTGCGCAGCTTCGGTGGCCCTCGGACTAAGCCAATCGGCTGCGTGCTGTGCTGGTGCTTGACGAAGATGTTTTGGTTCATGGGCCGCGACCATTGCACATGGGCGGCTGACCCATCTGACCAGATGGATTCGGGTTGGGAACTTTGGCGCTGGAGCAAATGACGTGACCACATCCGGCACCTACACCTACAACCCGAACGTCAACACGATCATCAATCGTGCGCTGCGCCAGTGCAGCGCGATTACGCAGGGTGAAGTTCCGCCGGCCGCGGATCAGCAGGACGCGCTCGATGCGCTGAACGCGATGGTCAAGGAGTGGCAGGCCGGCGGGATCAATGTCTGGGCCGAGATCACTGGCACGATTTTCCTCCAACCCAAGCAGACGGTTTATCAGATTGGCGCCGGGACGACTGACGCTATCGGTCTGAACGCGCCGCCGACGAACGCGCCGCTGTTCACGACACTGACGGCGAATGCGTCGGGTGCGTCTCTCGCCGTGGCCTCGATCGCTGGCATGGCTGCGGGGATGTCAATCGGGGTGCAACTTTCGTCCGGGGTGAATTTCTGGACCACGATCTCTGGGGCGCCATCGGGTTTTACTGTCGCACTCGCCGCGTCGCTGCCATCGGGGGCAGCAGCGGGTGCGCTGGTGTTCTTCTATTCCGGCTCGTTCATCCGCCCTCTTCGGGTTCCGTTCGCGCGTCGCTACACGCTGGCATCGCAAATCAGCAACCCGCTGATTGTGATGTCGCGGCTGGATTATCAAGCGCTGTCGAACCAATACAACACTGGCACTGTGACGCAGTTCTATTTCGACCCGCAGTTGCAGTTGGCGCAGTTTACCGTCTGGCCCGCTCCGGTCGATAACACGGACGCGATCATTTTCACCGCGCAGCGCCCGCTGCAGGATCTATCGAACGTTGGCAACACGCTTGACTTCCCGGTCGAATGGGTTTCCGCGGTTGCGTGGAACCTCGCCGTTGAACTGGCTCCGGAGTATGACGTTCCGATGGAGCGGTTCCAGTTGCTGAAACTTCAAGCCGCGTCGGCAAAGACTGTCGTTTCGGGGTGGAACAAGGAGCCGGAACCGCTGCTGTTCGGGGTGGCGTTTCAGCCCGGGTATCGCTGATGCAACTAAATTTTGCCACACAAGCATACCAATCCCGCTCACTCCCGGTTTCGGCGCAGCAGTGCATCAACATGTATGCCGTCGCCGCACCAAAGGACGCTAAGGCAGAAATTCCCGTCTATGGCTGTCCTGGGCTTACGCTGTTCGCGACGTGCGGTGCTGGGCCGATTTACGACATGCGGATCGTCGTCGGGGTTCTGTATGCCGTGACGGGCAGCGGGATCTGGAAGATATCGGCCGGGGGCGCAGCGACCAATGTCGCGCCGTTCGCTCCTGCGAAACGGCCGGGGGTGTCGAACAATGACACGCAAATCCTGGTGGTGGACGGGACGAACGGTTGGGTTTATGCCCCGACAGGGATCCCTAACACAGTGGCGACAACCGCAGTCGGTGGCGCGACGACGATCGCAGTGACCTCGATCGCGGGCATGTCATCTGGAGACCCGATATCGATCCAGCTTGATAGCGGAATCACGTTCGCAACGACGATATCCAGCGCACCATCCAGTGGCAACGTGCCGCTTACGTTGCCGTTGCCATCGCAGGCATCTGCCGGGAACCAAGTGCTGGATGCCAATTTCACGCTCACGAGCCTGGCAAGCAACACTGCGTTTTATCCGGCCAATACCGCCGCGTATTACGACACGTATTTCGCTCTGGATCGGGCAGGGACGAATTTCTTCTTTCTGTCCGGACTCGACGACGGGACTTCCTATAACGGGTTGGATATCGCTTCGGCGGAGGAAGACCCCGATATCGTCATGTCGATGGCGACGATTCACGAGCAGTTGGTCATCTTCGGCGCGCAGACGACGGAATTTTGGTATGATGTCGGCGGGTCTAACTTCCCGCTGCAACCTATTCCGGGGACGCTGCTGCAACGCGGGATCGCCGCGCCTCTGGCATTCTGCAAGGAAGATAACACCCTGTTTTTTCTTGGAGATGACCTGATTTACTACCGGATAGTGAATTTCGCTATCACCCGGGTCAGCCAGGATGGCGTCGAGGCTGCGTGGGAAGGATATTCGACCACTTCGGACGCGTTCTGTTTCGCTTACACGTTGGGCGGCCATAAGTTCGTCAACGTCGTTTTCCCCACGGTCGGCGTATGCTGGGTGTTTGATATCGCGACGGGGCTTTGGCATGAACGAGTGTCATGGGACGCGAACAATGCGCCGTTGCCACGCTGGCGGGGAAATTGCGCTGTCCAGGCGTTCGGCATGGTGTTGATTGGGGATGCGTTCACGGGGCAGATCGGGATCGCTGATTACGGCAATTATACCGAATACGGCAACACGATGCAGGCGCTAATCACATCCCCGCCGATCCATTCCGACAACGACCGCGTGTTCATGTCGCTATTCGAGGTCTATCCGGAGGCTGGTGTCGGTCTGTCGGCAGGACAGGGCAGCAATCCGCAGATCGTGCTGGACTGGTCGGATGATGGCGGAAGAACGTTCGGGCCAACGCAGTTGTTTCGGTCGCTCGGTGAGATCGGGCAATACAAGCAGCGGGTTCGCTGGACGAAGCTTGGTCAGTTCCGCAACCGCGTGCTGCGTCTGACGATCACTGATCCGGTGAAGCGGGCGCTGATCGGGTTCTACGCGGACTTAAAGGTTGGCATGAAATGACCATTACGCCGGTTCCCCCTCCGACCACGATACCGACATTCACCAGTTCGCCGTTTGTCGATCAGAACGGCATCCTTACCCCGTGGGCGCTCCGGTTCCTCCAGACGTTTATATTGTCTGTCGGCG